GGAATGTACAAACTCTTAATACAGGAATACAGCCGTGATGCTAGACACCTGATGCGGTGGATTACAAATAAAGTCCTTCCGGCTTTTAAAAATTACACGAATTACACGCATGAATTACGTGTGGGGCATTTGCGTAATGAAAATTTTAAGTTGCGGGAAAAGGTTAAAAGAATAAAATCCCATACTGCGGATTTGAAGTTACGGATTGCCGGTTTGTCATTGGAGGTCAATAAATGCAAATAATCGATGTACAGGGGAAAGTTACGAAGCCGCATTTTATACTGGTTTACGGGGCGTCAGGCACAGGAAAAACGCATTTGTGCGGGACGCTTGGGGAACTTGGCAGGGTGCTTTTTATCGATATAGACCAAGGGCATGAGACCCTTGTATGTTCCAACGTACTTGAAAAGGCACGGAAAAATATAACCGTGGTCACGTTTGATGCGTTTAAGGATTTGGACACGGCCTATAAGGCGGTTAAAAAGAATGACCCCGCACACTGGTCAACCCTTTTTAAAACGGAGGTAACGGAGCCGTTTGACTGGGTGGTATGGGACACGTGGAGTGAACTCCAGTTTTACATGATGGAGGAACTGCGCACACAGAAAAAGCACGGGCAGTTTTTGAACGCACTTGACTTCCGTAAGAATGTTGAAATCCAGCACTGGGGTATGCTTACAGACCTCAACAAGCTTTCCATACAGGAGTTGCGGAAATGCAGTGTAAACCAGATATTTATCATGCAGGAAACCATGATTAAGGACGATTTGTCCGGGGCGATTATAGGCGGCCCGGCTATACACGGAAAAATGGTGCAGGATATGCCGGCGTATTTTGGAATAGTAATCCACACGTCTACAGATATCATGGGCAAATTTAACGCTACCACAAAAAGCAAGGGTAAATGGCCGGCAAAAAGTAGAAGGGGTGAGAGTATGGACTACGTAAACCCCACCATGAAGGGGGTAATCGGATGAAAGTATTTAATATTTTTAAAAGCATTGTGGCGGAAGGGCCTTATGCAGGTACACCTGCCTCATACATCCAGCTGTATGGCTGTAACCTTGATTGCAATTGGTGCGGTGTGCGGTGTATATGCCGTGGAAAAAAATATACGGACATGCATTTTGACAGTATTCTTGATATACTTGAGGGGCATAATCTGGAACTTGTGGTAATTACCGGGGGTGAACCCCTGATACAGCCTGCACTGCACAACCTTGTTAACCGTATTCTGGAACTGGGGTATCAGGTTAACATTGAGACAAACGGCTCCAAGAGCATACAGAATTTTTGTTCCAACCTTGACATAGGGTTGTGGGATTTGTACACGGACGTACTGACGTTTACGGTGAACTATAAACTGCCTTCAAGCGGCGGGGAACCGGAAATGCTTATGGAAAATCTTATTTTTTCGGCAAAATACCCAATGTGGTGTGCAAATACATTTACAGTGGGCAGTCCGGATGATTTGCCCGTAGTTAAAAGGGTAATTAAGCAGTTTGCGCTTGAACGGTGCTTTTTATCCGCTGTATACGACATCATGGGCGGAATGGAACTTGCGGACTGGCTGTTGCATGAAGCCAACACGGATATTGCAGATGTGGTTAAACTGTGCCATCAGCCGCGTCAAATTAATATTATGCCCGGTACATTAGGTTTGCACAAATTTGATATTCAAGCTTGAATGAGGGGTTAGACCCCTCTTACAGAATATGGGCGGTTGGCACGGTTTTAGCCCTCCTTTAACCCTGCGGCGTGCATATTCTGTAAGAGGCGTCTAAAGTGCGTCCAATAACAGTCCTAGGGACTTAAAACAGGAGGTAATATTATGTTAAATCTGGATTTCAGTAATGTGCAAAGCCGTGAACCGCTCAACCCCGGGTTTTATGTGGTAAAAATTGAGGATGCGGAAGAAAAAACATCATCCAACGGCAACCCAATGATAGCAATTACTTACACCGTGCTTTACGCCGCCGATTCGGGGACACCTGTACAGGGGACGTACAAACTGTGGGATAACCTTGTCCTCACGGATAAGGCACTCTGGAAAGTTAAAGAGCTGTTTACCGCATTGGGTATTGATACGGAAAATATTGTAACAATGGACGTGCGGGACATGATTGGTATGGATTTACGTGTTAAGGTGATACAGGAAATGTACAACGGTGAAAACAGAAATTATGTACGTGGTTATGCACCGTTTGGCGCGTAAACAAAAAAAATACAGCAGTACAATTATGTACTGCTGTATTTCAAACAGGAGTGAACAAAATGAAAGTAAGTTAGTATAACATATATTTTATCAGAGTGCAAGTTTGATGTTAAGGGGCAGTGCATATGGTTTATGACCGATTTGTAACGTGGGAGTCCAAGACCAATGACGGGCAACTTTACGCATGTTGCCCGTTGCACCATGAAAAAACGCCTTCATTTACGGTCAAAGAGGAAACGGGTGAATTTTATTGCCATGGGTGCCTTGAGGGCGGGGCGGAAAAAGAGTTTGTTTCAAAACTGCTTAATGTGGATAAAAACCTTGCCCGTTATGCTGTTGAGAAATACGAAACCACTGGAAAATGGATTTTTCCGGAAGACGGACGCATTGACCGGATGCACAGACAGCTGATTGAAAGTTCAACGGAGATGGCGGCACTGGCACGTTTTGGGATTACGGAAGAAACAGTGAAAAAACACAGGCTTGGCTGGGAGGCACAGCGTGTGATTTTTCCTATATTTTCCGATACGGGTTACTGTATCAACCTGCGGAAGTACAGTCCGCCACACCGTAGGGATTCCGAACACCGTAAAATGATATCCGAAACCGGGCTTGGAAAAGGCAGTCCGCGTTTTTACCCTTATGAGGCGTTTGAACAGGACACCGTTTATATTGTTGAGGGTGAAAAAGACTGTATGTCCGCCCGTTCGCAGGGTATTAATGCCGTGACCGGGACAGGCGGCGCGAATATCCCAAAGCACGAATCCATGCTGTTTAACCACAAACATGTGTATATTATGACGGACACGGACAAAACAGGACAGCGGGTTGCAAAAATGTATGAACGGCTTTTACAGCCTGTTGCGCACAAAATTGAACGCATACTACTTCCCACAAAGGATTTTGTCGAATATTACGAGCAGTGCAGGGACAACGGGGAACCCCTTGACGTATTGCAGTACTGCACCACCGGGGACACATCGGACATCACCGCGGAAATACAGGAAGTTTCCGTAACGGTTGCGGAAAATGTGGAAAACCTTGATACATGGGTTACACTGCAAAATATAACCGTTGTGGGTACGGAGTCCAAAATTTACACAGTACCTGTTGCACTGGAATGTTTCTGCAAAAACCCCAGATGCAATAAGCCGTGTGCTTTGGCGTCCTCCGCAAACACGGGACAGGGGCCGGTACTCGATATCCCGCCAAGATACATTGTGTCGTTTCTGGACAGCAAGGACACGGTACAGGACAACTACGCACGGGAAAAATTTATGTGCAAGCACGTAAGGACACAGCCCACCGAATATATGAACGTGCAAAAAATTATATTTCAGGAGTCGGCGTCCTTTGTGGACGGGCTTGAGGAAGCCTCATTTGAACACCGGTTCGGGATGTTTACATTCAAAGACCACAGGCTTTCCGCAACCGCACGTTATGATATGGAAGTATGCAGGGTAACAGACCCGCGCACACAGGTTGCCTACTACGTTATACGCGATGCGGTAAATGTGGGTGTTCATGTTACGGACACGGATTCCGTAGACCTGCAACGGTTTAGGGACACTGCAACACGGTTTTCAAGCGGGATTGACCTTTTGGGGCATTATTACAAAGAATGGATGCCCTCTCTGGGTATTGAGGGCAGGCTTGATTTGTTCGGGGCTGTACTTCTGACTTACTGCTCCGTAACGGAGATACCTTGGGAAAAGGACGTGTTAAAAGGGTGGCTTGATACAATATGTATCGGGGACACAAGGACGGGAAAAAGCAAACTTGCACAAAATTTTGTAAAAAAACTTGAAATGGGAAGTTATATTAACGGGGAAAATGCACGGCGCACAGGGGTTATCGGTGGAATACAGCAGTTTGGCGGCTCATGGGTTGTGACATGGGGCGCAATACCGCTTAATGACCGTGGGCTGTTGGTCATAGACGAAGCAAGCGGGTTGTCCGTGGAGGATATCAAGGATTTAAGCAGTACACGGAGTTCGGGGGCTGTAACCATAAACAAAATGGTAAAAGGTGAGGCACGGGCAAGGACAAGGCTTTTATGGCTTTCCAATCCCCGTGAGGGCGGCAACATCAGGGATTTGTACTGGAGGGGTTACGGGGCGTTTAGCAGGTTTATCCCGGCGGAGGAAGACCAGGCACGTTTTGACTTGGTGTTGACTGCCGCACGGGATGATATAGACACACCCTCCGGAAAACTGGGCAACCACGAACCGGATTTAAAAAGTTGGCGGGAGTTAATGGCCATGGCATGGGCAATTAAATCCGGGGATATTAACATCAGTGAAGAATTTGAGGAAAAAGTCCGTGAGGCTTCCGCCGAAGTAAACGGCGAGCTTGGGGGCGGCCCTTTAATTGTGGGGATGGCCGTGCATGAAAAACTGCTGAGGCTTACATGTGCATTCGGTATGCTTACAGGGGCTGTGTATAACGGCAGACTTACGCCGGATGAAACCCATTTAAAGTATGCGGTGGAATTTCTCAAATACTGTCTGCTTAAACCCTCCATGGGTTACGGGGAGTTTATAAAGAACTACAGGCGGCTTTCTAATGCACGGGAGGAAAATATGGGTTTTGTACGCGCCCTGCTTACAATACATCCGGTTATCAAAGCCGTACTTACTGCAAAATCATTCAGGGGGTTTCAGTTTTCGGAAATACTAGGAATTGACAAAACCGATGCTTCAAAAATTTTAAGTGAACTTATAAAAAGGGGGTTGGTAACAATCCATTCAAACGCATCATACAAACCTGAAAGTACGCTGATTGATATCGCACGTCAGTTTGACGGGTAAAATACAGGGAGGACAAAATGGCATACAAAAGTGTATTTATGAAAATTGTAAACGGACAATCAAAAAACGGGGTGGATATTAATGTAGTATTTGAATTTAAATCGGATGAAGACTATAAGTATTTTTATGACCCCGGAAGCCCGTTTTACCATGTAAACCCGAAATACCTAGTCACATCCGGGACTTTTAAGATTATTGAAGACCAGTGGACATACGGGGTTAGGGATTCTGTGGCAATACTTATTGATATAACGGATAAAGGCCGGGAGTACTTTGCAAAAAATTATACGGGGGAGGAAAATTCAAATGGATGAAGTAAAACTTGAAAAACTATTTAAAAAATACCCTCAACTTGAGGGGTTTATTACGGCAGGTACAATATCATTAAAGGCCGCCAGAACCATTCTGGACATAGACCGCTGGCTGATGTACGACATATTTGTTGAACTGATTGCCATCAAGGCCGTAAAAGGTGCCGGCCCGGTCAGTTGGAGGGCTACGGACGATTTAAGGGAGTATATGCGAAAGCGCGGTGAAAATGAGTCATGCGGGTGAAAAAAGACAGAAACAAGCGGGGGTTTGACCGGTTTGGTGTTTTTGGTTTTTTACTTGGCTGTATAATGACATTTTTGGTCTGGATGGTTCTTCGGTATCTTACTGTATTTTAGACGGGGGGAAAATATGAAAATTATTCTTGTACTTGACCCGGGGGAGTCCACGGGCTATGTTGTAGACACCGAAGGGTGTCTGACCAACTGGGGTACCATACCGTTTGACAGAAAGCTGTTATGGGAATTTCTGATTATGCAAACCCCTGATATTATTGTACTTGAGGAATTTGTTTTGTACCCTTCACATGCAAAGGGGCTGTCATGGAACAAATTCCACACCTGTGAAATGATAGGCATAATTAAGCTATACTGTGATATGTATGGTACGGAACTCATTGCACAGAAAGCTTCGGATAAAAAATATTCAGGGGCAACAAAGCAGGACGCGGCGTGGCTTACGATGGACAAATGTGACGATACAACCGAACATACTTATGATGCATATCAGCACTGGTGTTATTATGTTCGGAATAACAAAGGAGGAAAAATATATGAATAATTTAATTGAATTTGAGGGTATGGAAGTTGAACTGTTGGTTATTGACGGGGTTGAATACTTTAACCCTTATCATATCGGGAAGTGTCTGGAGATGGACTCATCTACTGTAAGAAATTATTTATCAGAAATGAGTCCCAAACAGGCTGTTTTGCTTACAAATTCGGATGTTGGTTTAACGGACATCCGAAAATTTAATAATGCGGGTGAAAAATTTATAACCGAAAGCGGGGTTTACAAGATATGCTGTAAAAGCCGGAAACCGACAGCTGAAAAATTTGTGGACTGGGTGTGTGACGAAGTTTTGCCTTCCATACGAAAAACCGGAATGTACACTATCCATTTTGCGCATGATGCATTAATACCGGAAAAAGAACAGTTTTTAATTCAAATGGAGCGGAATAAAGAAAAAATTAAATTTGCGGATGCGATGTCCGTTGCGGAAGGCA